TTTTTAGATCCGCCCGGACGAGAGCCCATGAGATAGATCGCCACCCTGTCGCCCTTCTCCAGTTCCTTCCAGAGCTGAGCCATTGTGTCGTGTTCTTTGACCTCTGTGAGTCCGTAGTGCTTCATCATTTTCGGGATTCCTGAGAAGTACGTTCCGTTCCCGTTCGGAGCGGCGAACTGTTTGCAATATGGCTGAATCGTGGCCGGTGTGTAGCTCTTATACTTCGCGATTTCGATGATGATGTTCGCGATCGAGACTTCCCCACAGCCGCAGTTCCGTATATACCACGGCTTTTTTGGATAGCCGAGACCGCCCCAGCGCGAGTCGGTCTGCAAGAATTTCGTCTTATTCATCGGCCTCACCGTCCTCGATGTACTCCATGCCCTCGATGTCTATCGGCACGATCTTATTCTTTATGAATTGATAGAACACCTGATGCAGCCCGACCGAAGCGAGACCGCTCAGCATACCCTTGACGACTCCCTCGTAATCGAAGCCGAACAGGATGATTCCTGACACCGCTCCGAGGATCAGCAGAGCCGTCGGGATCCACTTGTCGTCGGTCGGCAGCCATTTCTTCATGACGAAACCGACACAGAGGCATCCGATCATGATCACCGGAATCAGATAGTTTTCAAAATCTATAGTCATTTGTGTCCTCCTCTTAAAATAAAAAGCCCGCCGAAGTGACGGGCCGTCTGTGTGCTTCTATTCCGAGAGCTTGTTCTCGATGATATAGTTCCTCATCTGCGTGATCTTACCCTTCAGAGCAGAATCCACAGCGAAAAAACTTCCCTTGTTGTTTGCCGATACGACATCGCCTGTCTCGGCATCGATCTCGTCGAATGTGTAGCTTATGCGATCGCCTCCGTTTACGTTCAGGACCGCGAATGATGCGAGCTGCTTAATAGTATTAGCCATAAAGTAAATCCTCCTGTTCTCTGATGTATAAATCCAGTAATGAGTCTTGTTCTGCTACGCTCTTGTATTCATCGAGCCTGATACCGAACTGCTCGAGTCGCTGTGTTTCGTATCCCTTTTGCTTCGCTTTGAGCTCCCACGCGACTTTAAGGCCCGGAGTTCCTTTGATAACAAAGAATCGCGGCTGCTTTTCTGTGATCCAGCAGTCGCCCTCGCCTTCCTTTTGGAGAAAGACCTGATATTCTACCTGACCCGCTATGGTTTCGGAGAATATGTCGTCGAGATCCACAAAGCAGAGCCCCTCTTCATCAAGGACCGCCTCTCCTATATCTCCGAAGAGCGGCGTCGGTGTTTCGTAGCAGAATAGAAGGCGATCTTGATAGTTGTCGGTTTTTACCATTCTCGGCTTTCTTCCAGACACTACAAGGTCACCAAAAACATTAACTGCGTCTGCTTCACCCAGCGGGGTAAGATTTAAACCGGCGACCGTACCTTTTATGGTTCCAACAACCGGCAAATTATTGCTCCATACATCAGCGGCGCTGCCTTCGCCCACATAAAAAGCAATTCCAGACAATGGATTGATGCTCGTTCCGTTTATCGACGAGGTGCTGTTTGCCTTGTATCTAATGCCAATCGTATTGTTTTCTAGTCGAATGCCTGAAAATGCCGGTCTTGTAATTGGCGGATTATCAGTTCTTTGATATACCTCGAACCTGGATCCGGTTAGCTCTGCATGTGCAATGGTTCCTTCCTCGTCGACTGTTTCGCACAGGAGCGAGTTCTGATTTATTTGATAATCCGCGATCGTGCCTTGCTTGGTCGTGAACTGACCGGTGTCAAGGTTCCATGTGTTCTTACCTGATGCGTCGGTTATTATTCCGGCTCTTATAAGGTTAGCTGTCAGCAGTCCCGTCAGTATCATCGACGCGTTGATCTTGCCGTCCGCCGTGATCGCCACATCGCTGAACGGCCCGTTGTACCCGTTTGAGCTGTGTGCAAGTCCTCCCTGGTTCCACCTCCAGACGTTTCTCGCCTGGTTCAGATTAAGATTGTCTGTGATTAGGAGCTCTATCGGCTGCCCGTTTGCGTTCACGGTCGTGACTACATATCCGCCTGTGCCGCCTCTGATTTTTTCAGTTGCTTCATCAATGGCTTGCTCATATTGGCTTTCGATTGTCTGCTTTGTTTCGGCAATTTCCGCATCTGTATATGCCTGATAATCTGTCTGTTTGACCCACGCTCCGCCTCGGTAACGATATGTCGCGCCGTTCGTACTGTCCACGAGATAATCGCCCTCAGCGACTCCCGAATAGGACCCAGTCGGCTGTCCGTAGTAGATCGTGCTCTTCCCGTCCGCAAGGTCGAAGAGATTGTTTCCTGTCGAAGCGTAAGGAGACCAATGTCCGCTATCTGCCGCCTCCAGAACGTTGTTGTTCTCGTCGGTGATGTCGACGTTGCTCTCGTTACATAACGCTCCGCCGGCGATAAATGTGTACTGATAGACTCCCTGTGGTTTTATCGTCTGGCCGTCAACGGTGAGGTCTGTCAGTCCCGTATAGAGCCAGAGGTCTTTATCGTGTGCCGCTTTATCGCTCCACGCTGTTTGTGGATCAGATACTTGAGCCCATGTCTCGATTTTTGCGTCGATCTGCGTCTCCAGTTCGTCCTTCATATCCGCGACCGCTGCGTCTGCGTAATTCTTCGCGGCCGCCTCAGCCTGATCAGCTTGAGCCTGAGAAACTGATGAATCAATATAATAGTTGTAATCGTTCCATACTCCGTTGACATATGTCAGGATCGGTTTGTCCGGTCCCTGAAACCAGAGGTCTCCGTTCTCGGCTCCAGTCGGTGTTGTGGCTCCGACAAAGATCTGAGACTTCCCGTCGATCATATCGAATACGGAGGACGGTATCGTCTGGACTTGCCAGCTGGTACCGTTCCAGCGGTATGTCGAGTTTTTGCTGAGCGTTGCCGTTGTGTCTCCGGTGTAATACCAAAGATCACCGACGTGGTCTTGCCTCAAAGCCGGCGTGATCCAATCATCAGCCGGATCTGAGCTCTGATACCACGTCTCAGCCTTCCGGTCGAGCTGCCCTGTGATCTCGTCCACGGTGTCCGCAAAGGTTCCCGAGATAAAGGCATCGAGAGCCGAGTTGTCCGTGTACTTACTCGCCAGGATCCAGTCCGACCTACTGTATGTCTCCCCGGCCGCTTTTGGAACAGCGCATCGCAGAATGTCTCCATCTGCGCCCTGTGTCCAGAGGTCTCCGTCATCATACGGCGGAACCGGCTCGCTATAAAATATTCGCCTTTTTGCGTCTGCGGTGTCCTTCGCCTCTGATGCGAGTCTGAGCGCTTCCTGGACGCCCGTGTCTGATATTATCAGCCATTGGAATTGTCCATTCTCAAAAATAAAGCGCCAGGCCGTACCTGTTGCCGTGTTGTAGTATATATCACCGAGGTGTTCGTTCTTCTTTTCATCTGTGTCCCAGCCGCTCCCTGAAACGTCAGGATCATACGCGACCGGCGGCGTATTCATCGACGGATCTGTATTGAAGAACCATGAGGTGATGTTTCCATCGATCTGGCTCTGAAGGTCCGCAATGTCCGCGTTTATTTCCAGAACAGCGTCCGCGAGTTTCCCGTCTGCGTACAGTTTCGCCGCTTCTGCCTTTGCTGTCGCGTCTGCTGCCGCTATATTCTGGACCGTGTTGATGTCCACCGCTATGGCCTGAAGCCCCGCAACGACTCCCGCGACCTTGCTGTCATATTGCCTTTCGAGAACCGAGGCGAACGTCGTCGGCTTGTCTCCGAGCTCCATTTCGTCATATCTGTCGAGGAGTACGTTGTAAACGACCCTGATGACTTTCGCTCTGAGGCTGGTCCCGTACATCGGTACAAAAACGCCGCAAGTGTCACAAAGGCTCAACCTCTGCAGCGGTGCATACTCTTTATATTCTTCGGTTTGCCACAGCTGCACGAAGTTGACCTTCACGGTCTGATTTGGCAGCCATCCGTCTGATGCTCTGAGGCGGCCCGTTGCGAGTGCTCTTAATTCTGCGACCGTCGGCGGATCCTGGAAGTCGCTCGACAGGTCCATCGGGATCACTACCTCGCGGCCTGACGGTACATTATGCCCGGAACTAATAAAAAGCTCCGGCAGCATAACCAAAGTCGAGACGCTTTCCTCGCCTTCTGTTACCTCTCCGAGCCAGTACGGAACGACCGCCGTGTATGAATCTGAAACGTCGAAGTCGTTTCTGTAGTCGACGAGGTTCTTCCCATACCTGATTGAAACATTCGTATCCTGTCCCCGGTGCAAATAAAGATCGACCTCAAACTTGTCGTATTTATATTCGCCCGTTCCATATATATCGAGAATTGAGCCCTGTGATCCGACGAGCATCTTTTTCGCGTTCTTCGGTGCCTTGTGGTCGAAGTCTGCCGTGACACTCTTATCCGTTAGGAATGTGAACGGATTATCGTTGACGCTATACGCTTTGATTTTCATCAGGGCCTCAGCACACGAGCCAGCGTTGAACGGTGCGACCGTGATCTCGTTGAGTCTGTAGCTGATGTGATGCGCGTAGAACGTGACGATCCCGTCTATAGGCTCGCTTCGGCCGTAAATATCGAAGGGCTGAACGTCTCCCTGTTCGTCGTGGGTACACGCTATGATTCGGCCCTCTTCTATCTCGTTGAACATCGGGCCGCTGACTGGATAGTCAAACTCGACCTCATATATGCCATTTCGCTCCTCTGTAGCGATGCAGCGAATACAATCCGAAAGACGGCCCAGACCGTTAGATCTGAAAGCAGTCTCTGTTTTTTCGTATAGTATAGGAATCATTTGTAAATTCCTTCCTTCAATTATTTTAGTTCATTAAATCAGTGTTTACCACGACTTTAAAGTGTCCCAAGACGAGCCGTTGTATTTCTGATAGTAAACGCCCGATGGCGTTATCCATAAGCGATATGACGCGCTCCCCATTTCGAAGTAAAAAGTTGTTCGATCTGAAGCCGTGTCTCCATCTACACGAAAATTTGTTACATTCCCAACTACTTTGAATTTGCTATTTTCAGTGTTTCAATATGGCTCTTAAAGGCCCCAACGGCTGTTATGCGATAATTAATACAATGTCCCTTATGCTTGTTCCACTCGTTTTCGTGAATGTTATTGTGGTATCCGAAGCAGTTGCGCTGATTCTCGATATAGGCGACAGCGGTTGTAGCGTAACGGTAGTCCCAGCTAACTCCCACCACCCGACTTCGTTTCCCGAGCCATTTACATTCACTGCGTAGAACCCTGCGTGGTAATTACTTGGAAGGGTTACGCTGAATGATTCGGTATTAATAGTTCCCGAAGAATAGAACTTACTATTTACGAGCATAAGAACGCTTGGCTGATATGGAAATACTTGCCGTTATCAATTCTACCGATTGCGGCTGTGCTCCCGATGTAGCCGTAAGCGATTTCGTTAATTGTCCACGCCGAGTCACCTATAGGAATGCCGAATGTAAACGATTCTGGGTTTATTGTTGCTCCTGAAAAATTAAACAGCGTAGCGTTGTTTATATTCGCAGTAGCGTGTCCTTTGACGTTGAAAAACACTACACGACCGCACTTATATGATTTGTTTTCATCTATAACCACATTCGTCCCTGCGGTGACCGAGACAGCAGTTTTGCTATTTAATGCGTCAAGCGCTGCCTTCACGCTTTGATTTTCTCCGGCCAGAGATGTCCCTGTGTATGCCTCAATTATAGCCTTTGCGAGATTTGCGACGGTCACACGTCTCGATGCTCCGGCTGATGTTACCGCTCTTATAAAGTCGCTCTGAGTAATGCTTGTTATTGCGCTTAATGCTGATTCTTTTATGCTCATTTTTATATCCTCCACCATCTCGGTATTATTTCAACGGCGCCTGTTGTGTAGGTGAAGCCAGTCAAGCCGGCCGGGATCACCGGGAAATCATTCCCATTAAACGAAACGTGCGAGCTTGCTCCTGTTATGATGCCGCCCGCAGATGTGTATATTTCCATCGACTCGCAGTCGATGAATATCGTTGTGGTGTCACTTATGTCGAATATAGATATAAGCTGGTTCCCGATGCCGATGTTGCCCGGCCCTGTCGCCTTGATCAGCGGCTTTGCTGCGAACGGCGTCGGGTTCTCGATGTTGTCTGACAACGTGATGCCGCCCTCGATGTCGACATCGTTTTCATCTGCAAGCTGAACAGAGTTTTCATCGAGGAGCCCCTGATAATTCGATACGAAATTATAGGGCTGATCTCCGTCTATGAGGAACCGCTGCGGCTTGCAGTCGAATGTAATCTCAAACTCACCCGCCTGATGATGTGCGACCGCATCGGCCTCAAGCCCTGACCTATAGAGTGCCATTCTGTACTCGTCCGTGTTGTATTCGTCCGAAAGTCTCTTATAGGAAAACCGCGACGCGAGCACATTCCTGAACGCCGCGATCTTTTGCGCGAAGTCGTACTGGTTATCAGCAAAGCATCCGGCCGGATATGTGACTTCGATATTCTCGAAGCGCCCCTGATCTATTGCGAGCGCTCCGTTCTTTCCGGGGATCACTACCATATCGACCGCCCTCTCCGGCGCGTTGTAAACGGCCTCGCCCGATATATAAACGCCATAATCGAGACTGTTTATCCCGTCAAAGGTTAGTGATTTAAATATAGCCATTTGCCATGTCCCTCCGTTTCTGGACCCTTGCGAGAGCTTGTTCGACCTTCCTCGCCAGCTCCGTCTCATTCATGCCCGCAGACGGATAAACGTTGATCGTGATCGTGTCTCCTCCTGTCTGCATTTGGTCGAGCTTGTCCCAGAACTTATCGAGCGGAACGACCGCCTCAGGGCCGGCCTCACCGACACCGATAACGGACGGCGCGTCAAAGATTCCTCCTGTCTTGTACCAACTGATTGAAAACTTCGGAACTGACGGAGGATCTAGACTGAGCTTTCCTGATACTTTCAGATGAGGCAGCTTTAACTTCGGGAACTTCAGCTTTGCGTTGTTGATCGCGTCCTTTATTTTCCCGACTATCTCTTTGACTTTGTCGAGCGCATTCTGTATAGGCGTAATGATCGCCGTTTTGATGTTGTTCCAGATCGTTGTGACACGCGTCTTTAATTCATTAAACTTCCCGACTGCGTTGCTTATGATCGAAGCGATCGTCTGTTGTATGGTCGTTTTGATGCTGTTCCACGTCTCTGTCAGCTTCGTCCAAAGTTCCTGAGCTTTGGCTTTTATAAGGTCCCAATTCTTATATAGCGCAACCCCAATCGCGACGACGCCGGCAATAATAGCAATTATCGGGAGAAGTGCACCTGATCCCAGCGCTCCTATAGCCGGGCCGAGTGTTGACATCAGGGACATGATCGAGCTGATCGCGAATGATATTTTTCCGAGACCTATAAGAAGCGGAGACAATATCGCCACCACGCCCGCGATGGATGCTATCAACGTCTGAGTTTCCGGGCTGAGACTGGTGAACCACTCCGCAAGCCTTCCGACCAGATCGACGACCTTTTCAAGCACCGGCGCGAGATACGCTGCGAGCTGAGTCCCAACAGTCTGGAACGCAACCATTCCGATCGCCTTCATCATGTCGAGCGAGTCGTTGAACTGATTCGCTTTGTCGAGAGTCTCCTGATCGATATAATCGAGTCCGTACTGTGCCAGAGTCTCCGAGACTCGTTTGTACGTTTCGCCATTATTCTCGATTAAAGGATTGAGCTCAGCAGCAGACCGGCCCATCAACTGCATCGCCAGCGCGTCGCGCTCTGTCTCGTTCGTCATTGAACCGAGTGCAGCGATAACATCTTGCCAGACCGCGTCTCCTTCTCGAAGAGATCCGTCCGCATTTGTAATATTAACGCCGAGCTTCTGGAACGCCTCCGCGCTTGCCCCGGTGCCCTTCGATGCAGACATCATCTGCTTTTCGAGTTTTACATGAGAACTTGCGATCGTCTCGACAGACACATCAACAAGGTCCGCCGCAGCCGAATACTTCTGAAGCTCCTGTGTGCTGATGCTGTACACCTTCGACAGCGTGTTGATGTCATCCGCCCACGCAGCAGATTTGACCGTCACCGCTCCGATAGATGCCACAACCGCCGCAGCTGCCGTCGAGAGCCCTTGCATCGCCTGTCCCGCAGAAGTGAGGCTGTTCCCCATTTCCTTGAACTGTTCAGACATAGCCCGGAGATTTACGTTTCCGACCTTCCTCAGCTGTCCCTCGAAGGTCTTGACCTGATTCTCGGTTACGATGATTTCTCTCTGGAGCCTTCTGTATTCTTCTGAAGTCTTATCGACTCCCGCCGCGTCCATTTGTGCCTGAGCCTGTTTCAGCGCGTCGAGTTTCGTTTTGGTCTCCTCTACCTTCTGAGTGAGAAGCTGCTGTTTTTGCCTCCAAAGTTCGACCGATGTCGGATTGAACTTCAGAGCCTTGTCGACTTGTTTCAGCTCTTTGTCGAGGTTCCTCGTCTCGTTATTGATTTGTCTGAGAGCCTTATCGAGCTTCGTGGTGTCGCCCCGGAACTCGATCGTTATGCCCTTGATGTTTCCAGCCATTTATTTGCCCTCTAACCAAAGAACGCATTGATGTCGTTCTGTGATGCCTTGCGCTTATTTCCTTTTTTCTCGGCTCGTTTCTGAGCCTTCTCCGCCCTATTCTGCCGCTCGTTGTAGCTGATACAGAAGTCGACCGCTTGACCGAGCTGCATCCGGCGGATGTCTGTCATAGTTAGTCCTCGCTCGAGTCCGGCGAGGATGATGTCGTCGAGAGTGGTTTCGGCTGAAGATCCTTCAGACTTTCGCCCATTTTCTTCAGCCTCTTCAAGTTTTTTGAGCTCACGAACCCCTTCAGAACGAGATCAAACACAGCCGGGCCCACTACATCGAGCGGGAACTCTTCGAACTGTCTGACCCACTTCTTCGGCGGATCTATGCTCTCATCTGCCGCTTTCGCCATCGACCAAGTCACATTGACAACGAGATCGACAAACTCGGCCTGATACATTGGCAGCATAAAGTCGAGTGTTCTCCCCTGGAGAGCCTCGGCTATACTTTCCGCCGTTATCTTTTCGCCTTCCGTTGATTCTGCAACCACAGCCGAAACGCCCTCGATCATAGATGTTAGGAGCGGCATGACTGCCGGGAGAATGTCCTTCCCGAACTGGTCTCTATATTCCATAGTCCAGGCCACGTTGTTATTGAGCCGGACTTCTTTTTTTCCGATCTTGATTACTTTTTCCACGGTTCACCTCCTATGAAAAAAGGAGCGGGCCCAAAAGAACCCGCCCCGTCTTGTTATGGTGCGATAGCCGGTGCTGTTGGAGCCGTGAACAGGTCCGCGTATCCTGTGTCGCCCGGTTTGAGGACGGCCATTGTCACGCCTGTCGTATTGTCTCCGA